CTCCTCACCCCAACCCCCCGCCACCACTATTCCGAACCGGCCCCCGACCCTCCCTCTCCCACCGACCACAACATCCGCTGCCACCGCTGCAACAAGCTGCTCGCCGAGTTCGCCTCCCGCCCCTGGTCGATCCGCTGTCTGCGCTGCAAGGCCCCCAACCGGGGCAGCGAACCAGGCTGGTCGCCGCCGTGAACGACCACGCCCCCGGCGACGACGACGTCTACGCCCCTCCGCGACCGGAAGCCGCGATCTGGGTCCCCGCCCACACCACCCCCGACGGCTTCCTGCCCGCCGACCTCATCCTCTGCCACGGCGACCGGCTCATCCACCGTTTCGTGCAGATCGGTCAGCGTCTCCGCATGCTGCTCGCCGGTGTCGACACCCGCCGCGACCGCCGCGACTGGCGCCACTACGACCACGTCGCGGTCTTCGTCGGTGACGCGACCTTCCCAGACGGCACCATCACCCCCGCCTGCATCGAAGCGCTCCCCGGCAAAGAGGGCGTCCGCCTCACGCCCCTTTCCGCCTTCGAGTCCCGCGAATACCACCATGTCCCCGTCGACATGGTCGACCACGACCGCGCCCAGGCCGTCGACTACTGCTACGCCTGCCTGCCGTTGTCCTACGGGCTGTTCCTGCACTACCTCGGTATGGTCGCCACGACGCTCACCGGCGGTTCACTCACCCTGTCCGGCGGCCAGCAGGAAATCTGCTCGTCGATGGCGGCCCAGGCGCTCGTGCGTGGCCCCTACATCTGGGACCGCCCGCCCGCCGCGATGATGCCCGCAGACCTCGCCCGCCATTTCAACGTCCGGCCGAAACGCGACACCCCGAGCTAGAAAACCAGCCAGCAATCGTGGCCTCCGTGCCCCTTCCCCCGGAGTCCACCATGACCACCCCCTCCTCCCCTTCCTCCCCTTCCCCTTCGGTGTTCACCTCCGTCCCCCCACGCCGTTCCCTGTTCCGCGACTACTCCTTCGGCTGGGTCCTTCTCCTCCTCTTCGTCGCCTCCCTCTTCGGCCAGTACCTCACCCAGCTCGCCGAGTTCCGCAACCAGGCCCAGGCCCTCGCCGAACCATTCCTCTGGAACGAGTTCTGGCCTGCGTTCGGCAGCAGCGTCTTCGAGAACTGGCAATCCGAGTGGGCGCAACTGCTCGTCCAGGTCGCCGGGCTCAAATGGCTTCTATTCCGTGGCTCCGCCCAGTCCAAAGAGACCGAGGACCGCATCGAGAAGATCGTCCGCGACCTCAACATCAAAGTCACCGCCCTGCTCGACTCCCTCACCCCTGCGCCCAACATCCACCCGCCGCGCCCCTCCCGCCCCCGCTTCGACCCCGACAACCCCGCCTAGTTGACCCTTTCACCCCGGATACCGTAGTCTCCTGGTCGCAGAGGGCGCGTAAGGGGCGTTTCGGGCCCCCCCGACGGATCATCTCCCGACGGGGGGCCTGTGCGTCCCCGACCTCACTCCACAGGCCCCCCGTTCGCCTTCCCCGCCGCCATAAAGCAGACATCACAGACGACAACCCACCTCTGCTTCTGCAGCTTCGCCTCGGCGAGCCTGGTCTGTCCGTACGCCTCCACCGTCACGTCCTCGCCGCACTTCCAGCAGGTCATCCGTTTGTCGCCGAACCCCAGCGGGACATGGCTTGTGCGCCCGCACACCACCACCAGGCCTCTGTCGTCAACTCCTGCCACTCCTGCAACATAGCACATACCACCCATACCTCTCCTTCGCCTGCTAACCTCCTCTCCAAGATCCAACCATCGTGCCCTTGTGGCCCCGGCGCCTCCCGGCCCGCGTGCCCCTGTGGCCATCTCCCTCAAGGCATCCGGGACCACCTCCGTGGCCGAGTGCTGGGAGCTGTGTTGGCCACCTCCTCCGCCCGCTACCGCATCCACGTCGACCTCGACTATGAAGGCAAGCACGCGGAAGCCGGTTCGATCGTCTCCAACCTCCCCTCGACCTCCCTCGCGTGGCTGAAAGCCTCCAACTACGTCACCTTGATCCCCAAGGGCGGCAAGGCCGAGGACTACCCCCAACTCGACCCCCGCACCGGCGCTCCGGTCGCCGCCGCCCCCTCACCTCCTGAGCCCGGCGCCGAGGCCCACGTCGCCGCAGGCGCCGAACCCGCCCCGCCGGAACAGGCCCACCCCGACCCCGACTCCCTCTCCTACGCCGGTGTCCCCACCCCCGGCGTCCCCTCCGCCCATCCCGCCCTGGAGCCCGCCGAGCCCACCGAGCTCGCCGATCAGCCTGAGCCGGAGCGCAGAGGCAGAGCGAGGAAGAAAGCCCCTCCCTCCACCACCCCCGACCCCGACTCCGAGCAGCGAATCCCCGAACCCGACGAACCCCCACCCGCCGAACCTCCCGCCGACACCTCCGACACCGAACAGGAGGAAGGCTGATGCCGCAGTTCTTCCACGGCCGCGGCTTCCGCGTCCTCGTCCACGACGCCGACCTCTCCTGCTACTTCTCCGAGGCCACCGCCTCCTACGAGGTCGAGACCGCCGAGACCACCACCTTCTGTGACGCCGCCCGCACCTACATCCCCGGCGTCACCGACGGCACCCTGTCCCTGTCCGGCCTGTGGGACGGCTCCCCACGCGGCATCGACGAACTCATGCGCGACCGCATCGCCATCGAGCCCGAAACTGTGGTCTCCCTGTTCCCCTCCAACTACCTCACCGTCGGCCGCCGCGTCGACCTGTTCTCCGCCCACCAGACCTCCCTCGAAATCTCCGGCGCGGTCGGCTCCGTCGTCTCCCTCTCCGCCGACTTCCAAGGTTCCGGCCCCTCCCGCCCCGGCTACATCCTCGCCGCCCACACGCTGAGAACAAGTGACGTCACCGAACCGTCCGTCGACACCGGCGCCGACTACGACACCCCCGCCGGTGCCGCGCTCGTCTCCCAGGTCCACGTCACCACCAACGCCCGCACGTCCCCCACCACCATCACCGTCCAGGCCTCCGGCGACGAACTCACCTGGGTCACCCTCGCCACCTTCACCGCCCCCGCCTACGCCGTCGGCCCTCCCGAGGTCGGCCGCCACGCCGAACGGATCCGCACCGACGGCCCCGTCCCCCGCTACCTGCGAGCCGCCGCCACCTCAGCCGACGCCGCAGGCGAAATCACCTACGCCGTCTCCGCAACCCGCATCTAGAGCACCACCGCACCCCCGCACCGCACTACCGCCAAGCCCACCAGTGCCCCCCGTGGCCGGATCAAGGAGCAACTGATGCCGTTCCGCCACGGTAAGAACACCATTTTTAAAATGGGCACCGCCGGAGACCCCACAACCCCCGTCGATGTCACCACCTACCTCTCGGAGGTCTCCTTCCCCCAGGAGGTGGAGACCGCAGAAACGACCACGTTCGGGATCGGCGCCCGAACCTACGTCATCGGCCTCACGAACTCCTCCGCATCCATCTCCGGCATGTTCGAGTCCTCTTTCGATCAGCACATCAACGAGGTCATCGGCATGGAGGAGCCGCTCACCTTCGAGTACGGCCCCGAAGGTCCGGGCACCGGCCGCATCTTCTACCGGGGCACCGGCTACATCACCAGCTATGAGAAGTCCGGCGGTGTCGGCGACATGGTCTCCGCCTCCCTCGACTTCCAGGTCTCCGGCCCCGTCACCCGCGGCACCTACGCCTAGCAGAAATAATCAGCCAAGTATTGTGACCGAGGAGCTTCCGTGTCCGACACCACAACCCTCCCCCCCTCCAACGGCAAGACCGAACTCACCGACCCCCGCGACCTTCCCGACAAGCCCATCGGCAAGTTCAACCTCCGCTCCCACATCCTCGGCCTCGACGACAAAGCCTATGAAGACATCCACGTCACCGCCTGGGACGTCACCATCCGCGTCACCTCCATGACCGGAAAGGAACGCGCAAGAATGCTGAAAGTCGCGATGGGCGAAGAGGGCGACACCGTCGACATGGAAAAGCTCTATCCCCTCGTCGTCATCGCCACCGCCCACGAACTCGTCGAACTCGTCGACGAAAAAGGCAACACCCTGCACAACCTCGGGCCCAAACTCTTCTCACCCGAAGACGTCGAAGCGCTCAACGCCAAATCCGCAGCCGCCCTCGAACAGCTCGCCACCGCAGGTCTCCGCCTCTCCGGCATGGACGCCCGCTCCAACGAGAAAGCGGGAAAAGCCTCCTGAGCGGGGAGACCCGCTTCTACTTCGAACTCGCAGAAAAACTCGGCATGGGCGTCAACGAACTGCTCGAACGCCTTCCCGCCAGCGAGATCACCTACTGGCAGGCCCTCGCCGAGATCCGCAACAACGAAGCCGAAGCGAACCGCAGCAGATCCAGGAAACCATCGGGGCGACGGTTCCGGGGAAGGTAGCTGAACCCACTTGGCATCTCCGGTCACCGTCGCCACCCTCGTCGCCAAACTCCGCGCCGACACCGGTGCCTTCCGCGCCAACATGCGCAAGGCCGCCGCCGAAGTCGACGCCGTCGCCGCCGCCTCCCGCCGATCCGCCGCCGAGATCGAGCACTACAACCGGGCGATGGCCGCGCAGGCCCGCCAGATGCAGTCCTTCGGCGCCTCCTTCTCCCGTTACGCCGCCCAACTCCACGCAGCCGCCCTTCACGCCTCCCGCAATCTCCTCGTCCTCACCCAGACCCTCAACACCCTCCAGCGCAACGCCCCGCTGGCCCTTCGCGGCCTCCAGGCTCTCGCCAACGTCCTGCGCTCCGCCCTCGGTGTCGCCTTCCGCCAGGCCCGCAACTACGCCTCGACTTTCTCCAACCAACTCGTTGCGCTTCAGACCATCCTCTCCCGCAACCTGCCCACCGGCATCCGCGCCGCCGCCGCCGCCCTCTCCGACCTCTACAAGAACTTCCGCGTCAACGCCACTGCCCTGCGTGCCTACATCGGTGCGTTCACTCCCCTCGGCCGCGCCTTCCACGCCGCGACCGCACGGGCCGGTCAACTTTCCGCCGTCCTCGGCGGCAGGTTCAAGTCGGCGCTCGCCACCACCGCCTCCTTCCTCGGCGGTAAGTTCAACAGCGCACTCTCTCTCCTCAACAACCCCCTCGTTCGCCTTGGCCTGGTGGCCATGGCCACCTCCACCTCCTTCCGCAGCTTCGGCCAGCGCGTCCTCGTCCAGATCCCCATCCTCCGTCGCTTTGCCGGGGAAGCCGCCCGCACCGCCTACGAGACTCGCAAGGCGGGGGACTCCGTCGGAAGAGCAGGGCAGGCGTTCGGCGTATTCGGCGGCCTCGCCGCCAAAGCTTTCGCGGGCATAGCCGCTGCCGCCACTACCGCCATCGGTCTCGGCATGCGCGGCGCCTCCATGTACGAGGGCGCCATGATGGCGTTCACGAACATGCTGGGCTCCGCCGAACAGGCCCAGGCCTTCCTCGCCGAGATGGAGGAGTTCGCCAAACGCACCCCCTTCGAGCTTCCCGGCCTCATCGAAGGCGCCCGCCGCCTCCAGGCCATGGGCTTCGCCGCCGAAGAGGTCATGCCGGTCCTCACCGCCGTCGGCGACGTCGCCGCGTCCATGGGCCAAGGGCAAGAAGCCATCGAGGGCATCACCCGCCAACTCGGCCAGATGCGGGCACGCGGGCGGGTCGCCGCAGAAGAACTCAACGTCCTCGCCGACTACGGGATCAATGGCTACGAACTGATGGCCGCCCAACTCGGCGTCACCGTCCAGCAGGTCCGCAAGCTCGGCGAGCAGGGCAAGCTCTCCTCCGAGGACTTCTTTGAAGCGTTCATGAACTACAAGGGTCCTCTGGAGCGGGCCCGCGGGATGATGGAGCAGCAGGCCAAAACGATGGCCGGGATGATGTCCACCCTCAAGGACACCGTCGCGCAGTCCCTCCGCGAGATGGTCACCCCCCTCCAGGCGACCCTCGGCGAGGCCCTTCCCGCCTTCACCAAGATGGTGGAGAAGCTGTTTGAAGGTATCCGCCAACCGTTCGCCAACCTCGTCGGCGAGCTCGTCAAGGTGCTCAATACCCTGATGCCGATCGTTGAGCCGATCGCCATCACCCTCGCCAACGCCTTCACCCAGGTTCTCTCCAGCCTCCAGCCCGTCATCGCCGCCCTCGGCCCGCAGATCAAACCGCTGGTCGAGATGTTCGCCAACCTCGTCGTCCACGCCTCCGCCCTCATTGAGCCGTTCGCCGAACTCGCCGCCGCCATCGCCCCCATCGCCGTCGCCATCGGCACCGACCTCGTCAACACCATCGCCCAGATCCTGCCGGTCTTCGTCAAGCTGGCCGAAGCGGCCACCTTCTACGCGGGAGCGCTGCGCATCCCGCTGGTTATGACCGCCGGGCTCGCCAGCGCGATCTCACAACTGCCGACCCCCGTCTTCGCGACCATCACCGCGGTCGCATTGTTGGTGCGGGCGTTGTGGGCGGTCAGGGCTGCGATGGGCATTGCCTTCCTGATGCGCTTCATCATGGGATTGGCCGCTACTGACAAGGCGATTACCGGCACCATCATCAAGACCGAGGCCCTGAAAGCTTCCCAGGTCGGATTGCGGGCGGGGTTCTCCGCTTTGGTTTCCCCTCTGGGGGTCCTCGGCATCGCAGTAGTGGGTCTCGGTGCGCTGTGGGCGAAGCACCAGGCGGAAGTGGCGGCGAACAGGGCCGAACTCGAAGGGTTCCTCGAAGACGCCAAACTCACTGCCGTCGAGCTGGACAAGTTGGCCGCTACGAACCCTCGCAATGTCGAAGAATGGAAGGGGCAGATCCAGGAGGCGGCGGCGACCAGTTCCCGTGCGCTGGTTCCGTTAGTGGAGAAATACAAAGACTTGGGTCGCCTTATTGAGGACCCCAAGGGAATCTGGCTTGCAGGACCGGACGCCAATGGGCAGTTGGTCAAGGCGGGCCGCGCTCCGATCGTTCTCGCCGATGCGTGGAACCGGGCGAGGAAGTCGGTGTCGGAATACGAATCCCGTGCCGGAACGACGATGACTTCGCAAGCAGCCGTCGTTATGGCCCTCTATGAGCAGAAGACGGGCCTCGATGCGGTCACCGGTGCGACCAAGCAACTCACTGCTGAGCAGCGTCGGGCCCAAGCTGCTTTTGAAAGCGCGGCCGACGCACAGCGCACTGCGCTCGACAACATCAAATCCGCTGTTTCCTCCGCTGTCTCCTACCAAACCGCCTACGCCGCCGCCACCGAGCGCACCCGCGAGTCCGTTACTGCTCGTTACGATGCCGAGATCGCCGCCGTCGAAGCCGCGCACGCCGCCCGCGAGAAGAACAACGCTGCGACCCTTGCCGCCGAGGAGGCCACCCACCAGTCCGTCATCGACGGACTCAACGCCGAGGCCGCCGCCCGTCAGAAGACTCTCGACCTACTTGAAGAGCAGTGGTCCAAAACCGAGGCCCGTCAGGGCCTGGCCCGCTTCGACGCAGCACTCCAAAAACGGGTCGAGGACGCCCGTGTCGCCGCCGCCGAAGCCAGCACACGGGCGCAGGAGGAGGAGGCCCGGCGCAACGAGGAGATCCAGCGCCGCCGCGAGGAGTTGGCCGCCCAGGAGCAGGCCTCCGCCGAGGCTACTCGCAGGACGGTCGCCGATCTCACCGAGGAGATGAACCGCCAGCGGGAAACCGCGATTGCCTCCGCTTCAGCCATCGCCGCCGAGCAGAACCGCCAGATGGAGGTCTACCGAAAGTTTTTCGAGAACATCGAGATCCTAGGCGACCGCTACGGCGAAGACTTCCAACTCCTCGCCGCCCAGCAGTGGGCTTCTCACCCGGAGATGGCCGCGCAGGCCGTCCAGCAGTCCAAGGAGGCATTCCAACCTTTCGCTGACACGATGCTGAAGGCCGCCAGCTTCGATGACATCGCCGACTCCTTTACCGGCACCTTCGACGCCATCCAGACCGCTATTGAGAACAGCGACATGGACGACGCGATGAAGACGAAGGTGCGTGAGGGGGTCATGGGGGCTATCGACGAACTCGATCTCGGCAGAAGCGAGATCGAGCGGCTCGTCGGTCAATACCACCAACTGCTCGTTGCCGATGTTGCAAACCCCCTCCTTCGGGCGGTCGGCAAGCCAGAGATTCACTTCGCTGCCCCCACCCTCGCTGGGAACACCGCCACCAGCAAGCCAACCGCCGGGCCCTCCCCCTATGCCCGTGGCGGATTCCTCCCGAACCAAGCGACCATCCAACCGGCCACCCCCAACCTCGTCCAGTGGGCCGAACCCGAAACCGGCGGCGAGGCTTTCATCCCTCTCGCCGCCTCCAAGCGCGCCCGCTCCACCCGCATCTGGGCTGAGACCGGCCGCCGCCTCGGCGTTCTCGACTCCTACGCCTCCGGTGCCGTCACCGGCGACCTCGACGGCCTCCACCCCGAGTTCATGTCCCGCCTCACCCGTTTCGCAGCCGCCACCGGCCCCTTCCATGTCGGCTCCGGCTACCGCTCCCTCGAAGAGCAGGCCCGCCTGTACGCCCGCTACAAGGCCGGGGTCCCCGGACAGGCCCCCGCCGCTCCGCCCGGCCGTTCCAACCACAACTTCGGCCTCGCCGCCGACGGCCCCCGCCTCGGAGGAGGCCCACGCGGCCGCGCCGCCGCCGCTTTCGGCCTCACCTACCCGATGTCCTACGAACCGTGGCACATCGAACCGGTCGGCGCGAAAGGCATGCGGGGCACCCACGACCCCAACGAACACAACGGCTACTCCGGCGCTCCGACCGTCTTCGTCCCACCGCCACCGCCACTGCCCCACCAGGGCTCCGTCGCCATCGCCGGTGGCGCGATCATGGACCACCTGTACGCCGCCGTCTCCGACTTCGCCGTCCACGCCTTCGACGCCGGGAACGTGGAAGCTCCCACCGCACCCATCTCCGGCCTCGACCCGCTCGCGCCTCCCGGCACCCCCGCAGGCAACAAGAAACTCGGCCAGCAGGCCCTCGCCGCCCGCAACTGGATGCAGCACTGGCCAGCCCTCCACGACCTGTGGATGCGCGAGTCCGGCTGGCGCAACACCGCCCAGAACCCCCGCTCCACCGCCTACGGCATCGCCCAGTTCCTCGACTCCACCTGGGCGGGCACCGGCATCCGTAAAACCTCCGACCCCGCCCAGCAGATCGAAGCCGGACTCCGCT